TTACTGTGGATGAGGGCACGGGGGATGTGGTGGGCATTCGTCGTAACTGGAATGAAGGCGACAAGCTCTTTATCCGCAAGCAGTACTATGTCCACTATTGTTTGGTGCAGGGGTTGGGCGCGTATGGCCTTGGTTTCTTGCACTTGGTTGGTAACCTGTCCAAAACCGCTACTGCTGCATTGCAGCAATTGTTGGATGCTGGTACGTTGGTGAATCTGCCTGCGGGCTTCAAGGCTAAAGGCGCGCGGATCATGAACGATGACGTGCCAATCCAGCCGGGTGAGTGGCGGGATATGGACGCGGGCGGTATGGAGTTGCAGTCTTCGTTGCTGCCGCTGCCGTACAAGGAGCCTAGCCAGACGCTTATGGCGCTGCTTGGTTTTTGCGTGACCGCTGGCCAGCGCATGGCGAGCATTACGGACATGCAGGTTGGCGACAGCAATCAAAACGCTGCTGTGGGAACGACGATTGCGTTGCTTGAGAAGGGCAGCTCGGTCATGTCGGCCATCCACAAGCGTTTGCACTACAGCCAAAAGCTGGAGTTTCAATTGCTTGCTAAGGGCTTTGCTGATTTCTTGCCAGATGAGTATCCGTACGATGTGCCCGGTGAGAGCCGCGTCATCAAGCGCAAAGACTTCGATGATCGCATCGATGTGTTGCCAGTCTCTGACCCCAATATTTTCTCCGTTGCTCAGCGCATTACCATGGCGCAGACTCAGTTGCAACTGGCGCAAAGCGCACCGCAGATGCACAATATGTACGAGGCTTACCGCCGTATGTATGAGGCGATTGGTGTGCGTGATATCGATCAGATCTTGAACACACAGAATGTGGACAAGCCCAAAGATCCTGCAAGTGAGAATGCACAGGCGCTAGACGGTTCTCCGCTTAAAGCGTTTGCTGGCCAACAACATGATGCCCACATCATGACGCACATTTTGTTTGGAATGTCTCCTTTGATGCAGGGGATGCCAAACGTTGCTGTGAGTTTGCAAAAACATATTTTTGACCACATTCGGCTGAAGGCGGAAGAAGACGTAGAGGCAGAGTTGTTTAAGCAATACGGCACAGATCCGGAAAGAATGGTCTCTGCTTTACAGCGCGAGGCAATGATTGCTGTAAAGGTAGCACAGGGCTTCCAAGAGGTTAAAAAATTGGGAGAAGAGCTGTCAGGCGAAGGCAATCAAGAGGATCCGTTGATCGCGCTCAAGAAACAAGAGCTGGAGCAGTCCGCTAAGCGCGATGAGGCCAAAATAGGCATTGATCAGGCCAAGTTGCAGCTCGATCAACAGCAGGAACAGGCTGACCAGCAAGAAAGTCAGGCTAAATTGATGCTGCAAACTCAAAAAATGCAGGCAGATATGTCTAAAATGGTTAACTAAAGGGTTAAAAATGCGCAATAGACCAAAAATGCCACAAAAAATGATGCAAAAACCACAAAGTCCCATGCCTAAAGGGCCCCCAAAGGCCAAGAAACAGCCGGGACCAACATTTATTTACAGAAAAGATGCGTTTAACAAGGTAAAGATTACGTAATCTGACGCATAATGCAAGTACATCCCTCGGACAAGGGCCTTATTGTCTGCTTCATTGGAGTAATCCATGCTTGAGTTTTCAGAAACCGTGTTGACAACAATTCGTCGCCTCGAAAAACAAACGGGTGACATGATTTTGTCTGGTTCAGTGCGGGATATGGAGCAGTACCGGTTTTTGATGGGCCGTCTAGAGGGATTTCGTTTTGTTGAGGAAGCTGTAAAAGAGCTTCTTAGCAAGAATTCCAATCAATGAGGGCCAACATGACAGAAACTACTGCGCTAGAAGCGAAATGGGCACAAACTGCCAAAGAAGATGAGGCTGCCAATGCACTTGCATTGTCGGAAGCCAAAAAAACCCATCAAGATCAAGTTGAAACCATTTCACGTCGCCTTCCTACGGCCACGGGTTGGCGCGTAATCGTTTTACCGTACCGTGGAGCGCGGAAAACCAAAGGCGGAATTGAGTTATCTGATCAAACGCTTGATCGCCAACAGCTTACGACTACATGTGCTTACGTTTTGTCAACAGGGCCCTTGGCATATAAAGACGAAGCTAAATTCCCTACCGGTCCTTGGTGTAAAAAAGGAGATTGGATTATTTTTGGCCGTTATGCGGGTGCGCGAATGGCTATTGACGGGGGTGAGATCCGGATTCTTAATGATGACGAGGTTTTAGCCACGATAAACGACCCAGAAGACATTCTGCACATGTGAGGTAATCAATGGCAACAGCAACAGACACGCAATTAGAGTTTGATCTAGGGGAAAACGAGACCGAAACGGACGTTTCTCTCCCGGAAAGCAACAAAACAGAGGGTTTTGAGACATCTGAGCCCAATAGTGCGGAACAAAACGCTGCTCCTTCTACTCGAGAAGAGTTAGAAACCGTCAATGAGGGGGTTCAAAAGCGTATTTCCAAGCTTACTGCCCGCATGCGCGAGGCGGAACGACGGGAACAAGCAGCACTTGAGTATGCAAAAGGCCTGCAAACGCAGGCCCAAACGCTTCAACAGAAACTGGTCCACACGGACTACAGCCGACTGAATGAGGCTAAAACACGGCTTGATACCCAGCAAACGGCACTAAGGTCTATTATCCGCAAGGCCCGTGAAGAGGGCGACATTGATACGGAGACGGAAGCCAACCAACGCTTGACGGATTTAACCATGGAGCAGCGTCAAGTTGCGGGGTGGTTACAAACTCAAGAGCAGCAGGTTCAAGCCTATCAGCAGCAGCCACAGCAACAAAATTACCAACAACCAGCGCCTGTTTATCAGCCGCCTCAACGGGCCACCCCTAGTCCTCAAGCGGAAGAATGGGCAGAGCGCAATCCTTGGTTTGGCCAAGACCGTGTAATGACCTATGCCGCATGGGGCATACATGAAACGTTGGTGAGCCAAGAAGGTATTGACCCTAGTTCTGATGAATACTATACTGAGCTCGATCGTAGGCTCCAAACGGAGTTTCCAAGTCGTTTTCAGAACTCAGGTTCTGCTTCTCAAATCAGACAACAGCGTGCCGCGCCTGCTGTTGCCCCTGCCACCCGGAGTTCCGGAATTAATAGTGCGCGCAGAACTGTCCGGTTATCGCCGAGTCAGGTTGCCATTGCAAAAAAACTGGGTGTACCTCTTGAAGAGTATGCTAAGTACGTAAAGGAGTAAGTCATGGTTGAAAAAGTTACTATCGATAGAGCCACTCGTTCTTCCGAAACTCGGGAAAAAGAAACTCGTCGCAAGCCTTGGAGTCCTCCTTCCCGCTTAGATGCACCACCTGCCCCCGAAGGGTATAAGCATCGTTGGCTTCGCGCAGAAGTCAATGGAAATCTTGACAACCAGAACATCTACAGCAAACTTCGTGAGGGATATGAACTTGTCCGTCTCGAAGATCTTCCCGAAGAATATCGAGGCATGCTTCCAACAATGGACGACGGCAAACATGCCGGAGTTGTTGCTGTTGGGGGACTTTTACTCGCTAGGATTCCAGATGAAACGGTTGACGAGAGAAATGCTTACTTCCGTAAGAAGGCGCAGGACCAGTTACATGCGGTAGACAACGAGATGATGCGTGAGAACGCACACTCTTCAATGCGGCTTCAGGCTCCAGAACGGAGTTCTCGCACAACATTCCGTCAGTCGTAAGACTGATAACTTCAATTTTTTAGGGGATTTAAATGGCTAATATCGATAAAGCCTTTGGTCTGCGTGCTATTGGTAATCTTTCAGCTACTGGTGCTCAAAAGCAGTATGGCTACGAGATTGCTGATAATCAGGCCGGGACAATTTTCCAAGGCGACTTGGTTGCGCTTTCAGCGGGTTTCATTACTAAGTTTCTTCCAGCCACACACACTGCTGCGGTAGGCGTGTTTAACGGTTGCAACTACAATGATCCCACTACAGGCAAGCCAACTTTTAAGAACTACTATCCGGGCTCTGTCAACGTCACAGCAGGCAAGATCATTGCTGATGTGATCGATGACCCTAATCAGTTGTTCTTGATTCAGTGTGATGAAGGCTTTGTTGCTGCTGACGTGGGTAAAAACGCCGATGTCGTTGGCACAGGCGGTAGCACCACTTCTGGCATCTCCTCCATGGAGCTGGATTCCAGTACATTGGCTACAAGCGCAGCTTTGAACCTTAAAGTTGTTGGTTTGTATAACGATGTCAACAATGAGTTCGGCACTAATGCCGTGGTGGTAGTCAAGATCAACGAACACGTGTACGGTAGTACAGGTGTTGCTGGTCAATAAGGAGATAAATCATGGCAATTACCCGTTCCCAACTGGTTAAGGAACTTGAGCCCGGACTGAATGCTTTGTTTGGTCTGGAATACAAGCGTTATGAAAATGAGCATGAGCAGATTTTCTCTATTGAGACATCTGACCGTGCTTTTGAAGAAGAGGTCATGTTGACTGGCTTTGGTTCTGCCCCTGTGAAAACAGAGGGTGCTGGCATGGCGTACGATACCGCTCAGGAATCGTTTACCGCTCGCTACACGCACGAAACCATCGCCATGGCGTTTGCGCTAACAGAAGAAGCGATTGAAGATAACCTCTACGATCGTTTGTCTGTGCGCTACACCAAAGCATTGGCCCGTTCCATGTCCAACACCAAGCAAGTAAAAGCTGCTTCCGTGCTGAACAATGGTTTCACTGGTGGTGCTTTTGCAGGCGGCGACGGCGTGGCTTTGATGGCCACTGATCACCCTACTGCAATGGGTCCTGACTTCTCAAATCGTCCAGCAGTTGCTGCCGATTTGAATGAAACCTCACTGGAACAAGGCATCATTGATATTGCTGCATTCACTGACGAACGTGGATTGAAGGTTGCATTGACCGCTCGCAAACTGGTTGTTCCAAAAGAACTTCAGTTTACTGCTGAGCGTTTGATGAAGACTTCTTTGCGTGTTGCAACAGCGGATAACGACATCAATGCGATCGTGTCCATGGGCTTGATCCCTGAAGGCTATGTTGTCAATCACTACTTGACAGACACTGATGCGTTTTTCTTGTTGACTGACGCACCTAATGGCCTGAAGATGTTCAACCGTTCACCTGTCAAGACTGCTTTTGAAGGCGATTTTGAAACAGGCAACGTGCGATACAAGGCCCGTGAGCGCTATAGCTTTGGCTTCAGCGATCCACGCGGTATCTACGGTTCTCCCGGCGCTGCATAAGCGGTTGGAAACCACGAAAAAGGGGCCTTGTGCCCCTTTTTCTTTTGGTGTATATTGCGTTTATCCCGGGGTTTCCGGTGTATCTGACAGTCCCGGCTGACGACATGCAGACAGATACGCCTAACTTGCATGTAAGGAAAAAATCATGGCATTGACCACATTCTCCGGCCCAGTCTCTTCCCTCAATGGTTTTATTGGTGGCACCTCCACTAACCCCATTGCAGTAACAACTGCGGACAACATTTCTGAGTCTTACGCTACGACTTCAGCTACCACTGGCGATACACGCCTGTCGTACAACCGATTGACCTTTACCTCTACGGGTTCAGGCGAAACGTTCCGCGCTTTGACCCGAGTAACG